CCAAGCAACGAGTTTCAAATCTTATGTGTGTTGGTCTTGATCGTTGGGCTGTGCCTACTCCAAAAGTAAAGGTTGACCGATCACAAGCGGAAGCTCTTGGTTTAACGGATGGCGATATTGACGCAATGGTCAACGATGCTGAAGCTCAAGCACAATTATTCATAAGCGCTGAGCAATCCTATCTTGTAGAGAATGATGCTGTCAGTTTTGACACTTACGCAGCACAACCAAATTTATATGCTTCCGGACCTTTGGAGATTATCACCAAGTGTGATTCTCAAATGTCTGCTGCTTTCCTTACTCAGTTTGCTGATCTTGGCAACACTGAAACAGGAGCAAGATCAGTTGGTGAGATTCACTTGTCTGTCTTCAGAAGAGCAGCAATCAATCTTTGTGATCTTGTCGCTGGTCAAGTCAGTGGTGTTGATAGACGTGGCGGTGGAACCATTGGGCGGTTGATTCGTTGGAACTTTGGCTTGGTCGATCCTTCCAAGCTTCCAAGATTAACTCACACCGGTCTTGATACTGATGACTTGGCGGAATCTTTGGGGATGCTTCCCGGTCTTGTTCAAGCCGGTCTTCTCACTCCGGATGATGAATTGGAGCGAGCAATCAGAGAACGTCTTGGAGCCGGTGACCTTCCTGAAGACGCTCAAAGATCAGCGCTTGAAAGAACAGCTAGTCTTGGCGGTGGTGGTGGTGTGTCAGCTCTTGCTGAACAATTAATCAAGCGGAGAAAAGCTAATGGCTAAGATCAAGAAGCGAACACAGGCCCAAACTCCAGCACCTAAAAAAGATCAGAAGACCGGAAGCGCTAAGAATCCAAAGGGAAGCGCTAGCGGTTCTCGTGGTGGAATCGAGATTAGTGACCAAGCTGTCAAAGCTCTCCAAAACATGATCGACAAACACAATGACCAATACAAAGCCAAGTCTAAGAAAGTCGACATGGGAATGTTGAAGGCAGTGTTTAGACGTGGAGCCGGTGCTTTTTCTGTTAGCCATAGACCAGGCATGACGAGAACTCAATGGGCGCTTGCTCGTGTTAAGACTTTCCTTAAGTTGGTCGGTACAGGTGAACGGAAGAAAGCATACAACACAGATCTTGACTTGCTTCCCAAAGGTCATCCACAGCGAACCGAAAAAGAAGCCAAAGCTGAAACACTAGCTCCGGCCAAGTATGATCACATTGACTTTACTCCACCAAAGGGAGCGCAAGAAGCAGCAAAGCGAGCGCTTGAAGTCAGAGCGACCAAGCCACCAAGTCAAAGAGGAATGACCGATGTTGGCATTGCTAGAGCTAGAGACTTGGCTAATGGGAAGCAATTATCTCCGGACACTGTTAAACGTATGCTGAATTACTTCACTAGACACGAAGTAGATAAAAAAGGTTCCACGTGGAACGATCAAGGCAAGGGCTGGCAAGCTTGGCAAGGTTGGGGCGGTGATGCCGGCTTTGCTTGGTCAAGAAAGATTGTGAATCAAATGAAACGTGCAGACGAAAAGTCAACAAGCCTCCGAGCTTATGGCGAAGCAATTCAACTCACTCACTTAAGTGAGCCAAGTTATGACATCCCGGATGGACTCACCATTGGGAAGCCATTCAAGACCTTAGCTCTTGGCCAAGTATCATCACGAATGAATGGTGAAAACATTGGCCAAGAAATAGATCATGAATTATTAAGCGAAATGATCCGAGTCTTTAATGAGCGTAAGCTTGCGGATCCTGTCATCATTGATTGGCAACACGCAACAAGTCCTTTTCAAGGTGGCTCTCCAGCTCCTCCCGAAAGTGGAAACGCTCTTGGGATGATCGTTGAATTGGAACTTAGAGAAGATGGACTCTATGCAACACCAGCATATAATGAGCGAGGTCTTGATGTTGTCAAGTCTGCCGGCGGTGTTCTTTGGTCAAGTCCTGAGTTCTTGAATGGAGAAGTATTCTCCAGAGATGGCGGATCCAAGATTGGAGATGCCCAACTACTAGCAATCACTCTCACTCCTAGACCTGCTCAATCAAACGATAAGATTGGCCGGGTACTTTTAACCGAAAGGATAAACTCAATGGACAACATTGAATCATTATCTGTTGAAGAACTGCGCCAAATGCTCGTTGCTAAAGATGCTTTGGTCAAAGAACTTGAACAAAAGATGAAGGACATGATGGCTGAATCTGAGTCTGCAATGGTCGATCAAAAAGAAGAGACTATGAAAGAGGAAGAAGACAAAGCTGAAGAAATGTCTGAGTCTAAAGAAGAAGAAGACAAAGCTGAAAAGATGAAAGAAGACGAAGAAAAGAAAGCTTACAAAATGAGTGAGCAACTTGCTGAGTCTACTTTATTAAATGAGGTTCAAGCGCTTCGAGAGAATAACGCCAAACTTTCACAGCGTCTTGAAGCTATTGAAGCAGAGAAGAAAGAAGTTGAGAAGCGTGAAGCAATCAACACTCTTTTGAATGAAGGCAAGATCACTCCAAGTGAAGCTGTTGTTGCTGGTAAAGCTTTCGAGCTTCGTGAGATCCAATCAGAGTTTTGGACCATGTTCAGCGAGCGACCTTCTAACAGCGCTCTTCCTTTGGTTGAAGTTGGTCATGGTGCAAGTGGCCAAGAAATCAACAAAGCTACTCTTGACCAAGAAGTCCGTAAATTAGCAACTGAAAAGTCTGTCAGCTATTCAGAAGCTCTTGACCTATTCGCTAAATCAAATCCTGACTATTACAACAAAGTATTTGGAGCTTAATCATGAATAACATCATTAAGACTTTCGTGGCTTCAGAAGCCATCACTGAGTTCGCTCTCGTTTCTTCAACCACTGATGGCAAGATTGCAATCACTGACGCAGCAACAGACGCTCGTTGCATTGGTGTTGCTCAGCGTGCCTGTGCAAGCGGTGAGGTTGTTGAGGTTCTTGTTCAAGGTGAATCACGAGTGATTGCTGGTGATACCATTGCAAACACTGTTTCACTTGTTATGGCTGACACTGATGGAAACGTTGTGGCTCACGCTACTAGTGGAAATTACGCAATCGGTCAAATCCTTCCAAACGTGAACCAAGCTTCTTCAAGCGCTGACGATCAGATCTTGATCAAGTTCACCGGCCCTAACAATCTACTTCCTTAAGGAGTTAAATCATGGCTTCATCATATTCAAATTTACATCCTGTTGATCAGATCTTAACAAGCCTTGTTCAAGAAGTTGTACCTAGTGACAATCAACTCATTGCTGATAAAGTATTCGAGACTATCAAAGTTCCTGAGCGCTCAGGTACTCTATTAGTTGAGAACACACGAAACTTCATGGGCGCTGGTGCTGGTCTTGATCTTGAGCGTGCTCCCGGTTCAAGTCGTGCCTCAATCGGTGGTTTCGATCGTTCAAGCCAAACTTTCAAAGCTAAGATCTACAGCGCAAGCGATTCAATCGCAATGGAAGACATCTTCGACAGCCAATATCCAGGCAGTGAAGAAGCTCGCATTGCAAAGAAGGTTGCTCGTGTAATGAAGCTTGCTCGTGAAAAGCGTGCTGCTGATCTTCTTTTTGGTACAGCTAACTTTAACAACGACAACGCCACCAATGAGTTTGGCGGTAAGTTCAATGCAACCGGTGCGGAAGCTCTCAGCTATCTACACGAGTTGAAGGACACTGTCTTTGAAGCAGCTCATGGTATCAATCCGGACACCTTGATCTTTGGTCGTCAATTATTCCGTGAACTTGCTCGTAATCCAGAAGTTCGTGGCTATGTTGGAACAAGCGCCAATGGTATCGCAAGCGGTGAGCGCATCTTGAATGATGAGGCTGTTCTTGCTGTTCTTCGTGATGTTCTTGGCATCCCTAACATCTTTGTTGGTCAAGCTCGTCAAGACACTGCTGTTCCTGGTGCTACTAGCTCAGAGTCTTATATCTGGAACGGTGATAGCTTGTTCATGGGTATTCTTAAGGGTTCTGACGCTATCGTTCAAAAGAGCGGTAATGTTAAGGGAATGCCTGTTGCAGCTCTTAACCTATCATTCAATGATATGGTCAGCGGTCAATATGACAGCCTTGATAAGACTCGCCGATATGTTTGGGGTGAAGAGGTCAACACCTTCCACGCTGTTGATTCAACTCTTGGCCGTATCATCACTGATTGTCTCTAAGATATGTTTTGTTCTTGTGGTCAACCTATCCTCCTTGCGGAGAAGGAAGATGCTGATAAATTAGCAGTTGAAGACTTGACTAGACAGGCCAAGAGTCAGTCTGGTCCGTTGGCCACATTAACAAGAGCAAGACGAGATCAACTCAAAGCTGAAATTTCAGCGGAGAGAGCTTTTGCTTCCACACTCCGGAAAGCAAGAGCGCAACTATTGGAGACAGTGGAGAGCGCTATCACAGCGAGCAATCCATTGACTCTCCTAAATCTTACTGATGAACAGCTTCTTGACTTCATCTTACAAGGTGGACTTGGACTTGCAGTTGATGAGTTCATTGAACAACAAGAAGCTATCAAAAAAACTGTTGAAACAGCGCTCAAAGCAGTTCAGCCCAACTTTGGGTTTGACTCAATAGCGCCACAGCTTGAGAGCATTCAAGTTACAACAGCACAAGCTGTATTTGATGAGGTGATTCTTCCTTCATTCAAAACAAGTATAAATGAATCTCTAAGAGATTTATTGGTTGATGTTCCTCCAAACATTGTGATGAGCAATCTTGAAGCAAGGCTCAAGCGTTCGGAAGGATCACAACTCACAGAGGTCAAAACCAAGATTAGTCAATATGGTCGAGGGATCACAGCAGTGGCAGCCGAAACAGCTGGTCTTAATAATTACTTATACACCGGTCCAAAGGATGGAATCACTCGTCCTTTCTGTCGTGCTTTGATAAACTTAGTTGTTAATGAAAAACAAATGAGAAGGCTCAACAATGGTCAAGGTTTAAGCGTTATCACTTCAGGTGGTGGCTATAATTGCCGACACAGTTGGAGTCCGGTCACTGAAGGCTTTATTGAAGCGGCCAACTTAACCAAGGCCAAACAATCCGACATAAGCAAAGCTAATAGGAGCGCTAAAAGATGAGGAAAGCGATAACAGGACAAAACTATCTCTTTGAATGGAACGCTCCAACACCATTAAGCGAAGCGCCAACTTTAGTGGTCAAAGGTGGATCATCTGCTTTCAGTGAGACAATGACACAGAGCAGAACAGACTTGACAGTGAACTCAATCGCAAGCGTCCGAAGAACCTTGACCTTAAGCGCTGAAGCTATAGCTCTTCACAGAGATCAAGCCAAAGGCTTCTTGGTGACCAATGGAGACACTTGGTTTTCTATCACTGTTTCAAGGGTTGTTGGTACGACTGCAATCTTAGCCGAGCCTTTACCAAGAGAGATTGATTTAAGTACCAGCGCAACTCTTGTTTTCTCAATGTATTATGTACCTGTGACAAGCGCTTCAGTAACCGGAGTAAGTGGATATTATCCATATGAGTTGAGTTACTCAGCAGACTATGGAAGCCAAAACCATGTCAAGATGGAGAAGGGAGTAATTAAAGCAACTCCAAGACCTTTTGACACCGGCCTTGATCATGATGAGCTTGTGGCAACCTTTGCCAATCTTGCGGACATGATCCCAAGAAGACAGAGCGACTTTAAACCACAAATCAAAGCAAGCCTTGACGAGATAGCGCTTCATATTAGAAACGCTTTAACAGCTGATGACATCACAGAGGATGAAGTTTTCAACGCTCAAAGCTTTAAGCTTGCTCATGCTTATTGCACAGCATCAAGAATCTATGAACTCAATCTTCAACTTGATGCTTCCGAAGCAATGAGAACTAGATGTCAAGAGCTTCTTGATTCTGCTCTAAGTTCAGTCAGCCTTGATCTTGATGGTGATGGCTTGGTTGATAGTGGAGAAGAAAACTTGACTCGAAAAGGTGGAAGCGCTTCCGACTTTCGAGCAAGCTGGAGAACTTACAGCAAGAGTTCAAGTGATAGCTTCTTTACTCCTAAGCGAGGAATGAGGCACTAATGGGAGCTAAAGTCACTTTAAATCTTCCAAGAAGTCTTTGGACTGCTCAAGACTCTATGAGACTTGCTTCTAATACCTTAGCTCAAATCAAGATAAGGACCGGGAAGGGAGTGGATGCAAATGGGCAGCCATTCAAAGACTATTCCCAAAAACCGATTTATGTTGCTAAGAAGGGCGCTCGTCTCGCTCCCAAAGGTGGTCGACCATCAAGAACCGGAAAGAGCGTTTACTATTCTAAAGGCTATGCTCAATATAAACAGGAAAGCCGAAGAAGAGGACAAGGCGGTGAATCTGCCAACGTTGACTTGGTTCTAAGTGGAAATATGCTCAACAACTTTGTTGTCACTGAATCGACCAAAGATGGCTTTAAAATTGGGCTGACTAAAAACGCTCAATATGGCTATTATGTAAATGAAGAGCGAGAGTTCATTGGGTTAACTCCTGGTGAAGTTGACTTGATTGTCAAAGCTGTCGAGATTGATCTAAGGAGAAAACTCAAATGAGTCAGGGTATCTTTTCAGCTCTTGAATACTTGGAAAACCAAGTTGAAGACATCACTCCTAAAACTGATGCTCATCATGGCTTTGTTGCAACCAATAGAGGAACCGGCCACACAATACCATTGGAGGAAAGAGCTAACTCAACTCGCTTCTTTGAAATGAAGATTGATGGCCTTGCTCAAGATGATGGTCAAGCCGGTCTTAGTGGTCGGAAACGCTCACGAGTTCTTTGTCGTGTACGTTATGACATTCCTCAAGATGATGGCTTTCTTCTTCGCTTGATGAATGAAGACTGTTCTGCTCTCATCAATACTTTAAAGGGGCCTCAATATGATTTATCAACGACAGGTATTGTCAGCTTGATTCCTCTTGAGGCTACAATAGAAACTATTTTGGACCAACAAGGTGAGAGACTAGCCTTTATTCTCTCACTTCCTTTTGATCTTCTTTATCTGGAGGCTTAATCATGGCAGTGACTCACCGTTCACTTTCAATCGCTGTAGAGAGTTCTTTTGGCTCTCTCCATCCAACCACAGGACTACCAAGTCAAGACGGTTTACTTTTTACTTCTATTCCTTGCGAGCGTGACCCGATTGTGATTGCTGGTGAGCCTGTAGTCTCAGAGCGCAATGATGCTCGTGATGGATCTTATTTTGTACCGGCTGAGCCTGATACTGTTTGGGCTTCAGGAAGCCGAGTGCGAAGAAGAACCGGATCTATCGTTTGTCGTGTTGATCTGACTACCATTGGAACAGCTGCGGACAATTACACAACCAACTATCTTGGCTTGTTGCTTGGTGCTGGTCTTAAGACAAAAGTTCCAAGTGTGATCTCTGACACTGTCACAGCTGTTGACGAGAACACATATACACCAACAAGCGCTCCGGCTGTCACTGACATTGGAACTTTGATCAGCACATCAATCATCGGTCGTGCGGAATATAGCGCAATAACTGACAACGACGATGGAAGTGGGAATGTTGTTCTTTCTCCAGCGCTCTCAGATGATGGATATACTGCCATTCGTGGTCTTCAAACTTGGTACACTCCAAGCCGAACCGACACCGGAGACTTTGAAAGCTCAGTGGCCTTTAGAATCGAGGGTGTCAACTTCCTAACTTTGGCTTATGGTTGCGTGCTTGAGTCAATGAATATCACTCTTGACAATGGACGCTTGATGGCTGAGTTGACTTATCAAGCAGCATACATCACTGATGATCATGCAAGCGCCACCGGACCGGTTGAGCCAAGCTACAACACAGGAGCGGCTCCTTTGTTTAGGGGTGCTTATGCTGTGGTGAGTGATGCTTCTCCATCTAGCTTGACTAATGCCACAAGCGCAGACTCACTTGGTCGAATCGCTCTTGATTGTGAAGACTTTAGTTTGACTTATACTAATACTCTCACACCATTGGGACATTCAAACAGTATCTTGGCAATGTCTGGCATGGAAATCAGTGATGTAGTTGTGGAATTGTCCATGACAATCTCAACAGTCAACACCACAATCAAAGATGACTTCTTCAGTCGTACAGCTCGCCAAGTGTTGATTGGGACCGGTCCACAAGGTGATGGTCAAGGCTGTGCAATCATGATTCCAGCGGCTATTCTCACAAATGACCCAAATGTATATGACATTAGTGGCAATGATATAGTAAGACAACAGTTGACATATCAACAGAGTCGCTATGCCGGAGACTTCGGAACATCTGCTTATGAAGCAAACGCTGGCAACTCTCCATTCAGAATCGCCTTAGGAGTTTAATCATGGCTTTGCATTTTCTTACTAGCTCAACCGAGTCCATTGACGTTGTGGTCACTTGTGATTCCTCAGTGGAAGCAACAGAAGACCAAAGAAGCGCTTATCTTAACAGCGGTTCACTTGATGATCTTGGCAATGTTAAAGAAGATGCAACCAAGTTCACACTCAAAGCACTGTCACCTTCCGAGCGAGAAGAAGCAGAGGTTCGAGCCGGTGCTTACACTCGAAGCGAACTTGGCCGGATGCTTTGGGTTGAATCTCCAAGCGATCCAAAAGCAAGGGCTGTTTGGCATCACAATCTAACAGATGAAGAACGAGAAGCTATGGCTGATTATAATGCCTACCTTCAACGAGTCTACATGGAAATGATTGTGGGTAGTCTCACCAAGATCAATGGTGAGGAAGCAAGTATCATGCAGATCATGAACATAAGACCAGAATCAAATCGAGTCCAAGCGATTAGTGAATTAGTTATGCACATTCAAAGAATCAGCTTGTTAGGCATTGAGGGAAAATAGCGCTTGCCTCTTCGGTTTGGCTTAGTCATTCGAAGGGGCGTGCTTGGTCATGTGAACAATGCCAAGCCAAGCAAGGATTAAGAAATCTTCGTGGGAACTGTGGTGGAGCTTTTAAAAAAGGCTTGCCTATGCTTCAGACTGATGAAGAAGGGTTTTACTTGCCAGGCTATCGAGTAGCTCCCGACTGTGGTGAAGGCTATTCAGATTTAAAGATCAGATCGTGTCCGGTGGCTTCATCTAATAGGCTTGCATCAATTATTCAAGCTTATCATAGACACAGAGCCGGACTTGCTGAGATAACACATACATATCCAAATCCAACTTGCGCTCTACTTGAAGCCGTTGACGTGCTACACTCAAACACAGAAGAAGCGCATTATAGATCACAAGAACGCATGATGAAAGAAGCTCACAATGGCAAATAATCAAGTTGAGATTGATGTTGTCTTAAACGCTGAACAAGCGGAAAAAGGCTTTAATAAGCTTGAAGAAGGTTCAAAAGTTGTTGGTGAATCATTCAGCAGTGTTGGAAAAGCTGTTTCAACTTTGGGAGGTGAAGCCAATAAAGCTTTGGGCGGTGTTGGTGAATCTTTGAGCGGTGTAGTTGATGGCTTTGGGAATCTTGCTAAAGCTGCCAAGAGTGGTGGGGCTAGCTTTACAGCTTTAGCCGGTCCGGTTGGAATCGCTGTTGTTGCTGTCATGGAGTTGGTTCAAGCCTTCAAAGAGTACGCAAGCGAAGCAAGTGGGGCTAGTCTTAAGATTGAAGCATATAGAGCAAGCGCTAGTGAATTGACTTCAATCATTGAAGAGCTTAGTGATGCTCAAATAAAACTCAATAAAGCAGACATTGAAGCTTTCAGAATCCAAAGTCAAAGAGCGCAAGCATTGACCGAAGAAGGCCAGCTCTTGAATGAAAAAGGATCTAGTCTTAGAGCTGAGATTCAAATTCAACAAGATGCAATCCGAGTTCTTGAACAGAAGACAAGATCAGAAAAGACTTATTATCTACAAAAGTTCTACTATGAATCAATCATAGCCGCCAAACGTCGTGAAGTCTCAAAACTTGAAGCGAAGCTAAAGCCTATTACGCAAAAAGCTGACAACTTAGCAATTAAGGGAGCTAAGGAACGAGCAAAGCTCACAGAAATGAGAGAAGCTAAGCTCAAAGAGTCTCCTGAAAATGTAAAGAAAAGAGCAGAGCAAGAAGCTAAAATCTTGAATCAAGCGAGAATCAATGAGCTTCAAGCAACCAAGAATGATGTTAAAACTCAAATTGAAATTGCTAAAATTGGCAGTCAGCAAAAACAACGTGATCTAAATGCCATTGAAGATCTTAGTGAGAAAACAAGATCTAAGGCAAGAGCAGCAGAACGAAAAAGACTTGAAGCTGAAATTGCATCCATTGAAAAAGCTTTTGCTGACAAACGAAGAGCAAAATCAAGACAGTACTCACTGAAGCGCCAAGCGAATCGGGCAAAAGAAGCGGCGATGGAATTAGCCAAAGCTCGACAGCTACAAACAGAGCTTAAGAATATTAGAGCGCTAGAACTTCAAGCAATGGAGCTACAAGGTGCAAGCGCTTTAGATCTTGCAAAAGAAAGATACAAAGATGAACTTAAAGCCGCTGGTGATAATCAGAACTTGAAGCTTATTGCTGAAATGAAGTATCAAAACATTTTGGCAAGACTAGAAAATGAGAGAACTCAAAAGATTCAAGATGACCTCAATGCAAGAGTAAAAGCAGAGGAAGACAGCTTAAAGCGTAGATTTGAAAATGCTAAGTCTTTCGCCTTTGAAACAGCTGAATTTGATGCTCGACAGATTGAAGACCAAACACAAAGAGAACTTGCTTTGCTTGATCTTCGCTATCAAAAAGAAATTAGTTTAAATGAACATACTCAAGAAGAAATTACAGAGCTACAAAGGCGATATTCAATAGAGCGACAGAAGATTGAAGATCAAACTATCAATGCACAAATGCAAAAGTTTACTGAGTTCACCAAAGAGTTTGGGTCCGGATTAGCTCAGGCAACTTACAATAGTTTGCTTTTTGGAGAAGGCTTTAAAGAATCAATTGGAAATGTCTTGATCGGTATTGGTCAGCAAGCTTCAGTTGAAGCGATCATGGAACTAGCACGAGGCTTTTCAAAGCTTGGTTCTCCATTAACTGCCGGATTGGCTCCGGCTCACTTTAAAGCTTCTGCTCTTTTTGCCGGTGCGGCGACTGCTGCCGGTGTTGCCGGAAAAGCTCTTGGCGGTGGTGGATCTTCAGCCGGTGGCGGTGGTGGTGGTGGAGCCGGTCCTGTTTCTCCAAGCGGAACACCACAAACAACCGGAGCACCACAGCGAGAGCAAGCGGAAACATCAAGCATGGTGTTCAACATCAACTTTGGTGGCGCTGTTATCTATGATACTCAAAGAGCAGCAGAGCAAGCTCTTGCAGATCGGATCACTAACCTTCAGAATACTCGAAGACGTGGAGCGCCAAGAAGGGGGGCCATGTAATGCCATTAAATAATCCAGCGCCAAACTTTGGTCTTTTAACTTCCATTGATATGACCGGCCAAAGTGGAGAGACTGTCTTCACTCGCTCCGGTGGCAGTGATGTCGACCTTCCAAATTATGCAAGCGGTCAAGGCTATTATGAGGATATGCTTTTCTTCTTGAATGGTCGGGGAGTTGATGCAAGCTTCAAAGCTGATTATCAACTTGGTCTTGCCACCTTTGGCACATCTTGGGCGATGACTATCAACGAAGATGACAAGGTGACTATCACTTCTGATGTTCAATTCAAGGTTACATCAACCGGAAGTGATGACCCTCTTGGGTTTGGTACTTCAACACTTGTTGCCAGCTTGGTCGGTTCTGACTATGTGTTGAGCGCTCCAAATGATTGGACTAGAGGCTTGATTGATCTTGATGATGTCAGTTATCGCATTGACGAGTCAGGCGGATCGAACACTTTCAACATTCCAAGCATCAAGAGTGATGTTCAAGATGTCACTTGCTTCATTCGTGGGTATGATGAAAGCGACTCAGACAGCTTTGGATTAAGCTCACTTCAAGCACTTGATAATACAGCTCAAAGCTCAACTGACATCACTTGGACTTTAACTGATCAAGGTTATGTTCAATGTCATTACAGAACTAGCTTAGGTGATATAACATGGAGCAACACAACGATCAGAAACTTGCTAGGATTCACAGGGGAAGAATCACCGGTCACCGATGGTACACACTCCCGAATCACATCAACTTACAAGAGTCATGGGGTTTTAATTCCCTCAAGACCTTATCAGAATCACCACCTAAAAGCGGAGAACATGAGCCAAAGCCGAAGAAAGATCGGTGGCGGTTATGTCTCAAACTTCATCGGCTCTTATGTCACATCCATTCTAAGATTCGATCTTGATGCTTTGCTTGATCAAGTTGACGACTATAAACACTTTATAAAGAACTTCTTGCCATTGGTGGGGAGTGGCGAGCGTATCAACTTCTATCAATCTTGGGGGGACTCCCGGAGAGCCTTGACAACTAGCCAAGTCGATTCGAGTCAACCAAGCTATGATCTTTTATATACTTCAGAAGATAATGGCGCTCTTGGTCGAGTGAGAGGAAGCTTGACAACTTCCGACTTCGATTTGGCCTATCCAACAAGGCTCAAGAGAAGAGTTCCGGTGAGCATGGAGATTGAACACCTATGAGCAATTCATATACAACACCACCAACTTTGGTTGATCCAAGTAGAGTGACAGCTGGATTGACATTGAGGACCACAGAAATGTCCAAGCTTGGTGAGCTTCAAAATTATGCTTTTGCTCATGGTGGCTGTGTGGATGCAGTGGCTCAAGCTTGGGGGCCTGATGTCTTTAGAGTAGATGCAACAAGTCCAACTGATGTTTGTGAATGGTATATCCCAAGACCAAGCAATCATCACAATGTGTTCAAGCTGAGAATAGCTTGTCACCGGACAGCTTCAGGAAACAAGATAGGCGGAAGAATTACCTTCCCTTTGTCTGCCAATAGTTATGATACAGATATAGCTATAACAGATTCGACCAGATACAGTTCAGCCTTTGAAGAATTAAGTATCTCAGTGACAGCTTCAGAGAATGAGCTTTTTTGCAAGCTGACTTTGTTTGTCGAATGTGTCAGTGGATATGTTGAAATATCAAATGTGAATGGTAGTTGGACTTATATCAGTTCACCTTTATCAACCGGAGTTCTTCAGCAAGGTTCGAACATATTCACACCACAGGGAATCAACCGGCTTGGCGCTGATCGACCATTGAGCGCTCGCTTTGGTGTAGAGACATTGAGCAACATCACCACACTGAGGAAGCGAGGAAGAACGCTTTTAAATTGGTCGGGAGCTTTTGACTTTGTGTCTGGAAGTAACGGACCGGCAAAAGGTTTAGGAACGTTTGAATCTGACTTGATGTTTTCTATTGTCTCCTTGTTTGGCGGAATGAACCAACAAGAGGATCTTGATGTGGATGTCTTCATCAATGTTGAGAATTATGTCAGCGGTACTTTTGAAGTTGAAGTCTTTGGGTATAGATTAGCCATTGTTCAGAATGGTTGGAATAGCTATGGCCTAAGCTTAAGACTAAGTGAACTAGAGAGATATAGCAGAGACTTTAGACTCTCCATGTATCAAGTTGGCTTGATGTCAACAGCAAGAAATCAAGAGATCTTACTTGGTGATGATAACCGAATCACTTCAAGTCCGGTTTATATCAAGGGCCTGTCGATCATAGGAGTTTAAAGTGTTAATTCCAACAGGATATAAAAGTCTTCCAAATGAGCAAGGTTGCTACAATAACCAAGTTCTTTTTGGTTCAACTGTCAGCCAAATGGCTAGCGCTTTAGCTCAACTGACTCACTGCAAGTTCTTAGCTCAAGCTCACTATCACATTGGTCAGCCTTGCTTCACTGCTGTTGGAGGAAGGCAAGGAGCGAGCACCTTATATAAGAATGTTAGTCAGTATAATCTCATGTATCAGACAACACCTTTAAGCTCTCATCTAGCATTGATTGTGCAATGTAGATCTTGGGGTGATCCAAATGTGAGCAGCTACTTTGATGTAGAGTTGAGGAACACAACAAGCAACAGCTACTCAGGAACTGTTTTAGATTATGGAATCAGATTTCAACAAGGATCTGATTTGACCGGTGGATCATTCGAAACCTTTACAGCTTTTACAGGTAGCGAGTTGATTGAAGCGCCAACGAATACAACGCCAGACTTTCCAAGACCTTTGTTTGTGCCAAGCGCTAATCGTGGCCAACTGTTAAATCTGAGATTTGACTTTAATTATGTTGAAGCCTTTACTATTCATATATATGACTTGTTAATTCCAGAGGTGACTCCATGACAATAACAAGAGAACATGGTCGGAGAATCTTTGCGCTTCAAGTCAGTGGCCTTGAATATCGGTATCACAGCACCACACCACCAAGCGCAACGAGTTTGGATGCTAATATAGCCACAAGTATTCCATATATAGATCAAGAAGGTATCTCGACAGTGGGGGCCTTCAGCGCTTCGGTTGATCCGAGCGGTGGAATTGGTCAATACTCTCCGGTTTCTGTCACTCTTCAAATTGATCGTAAAGGTGGACTTGGAGATCCCGGAGTGATCTTTGGAAGATGTGGCGCTCGAAGCGCTGCTAAAAGATCACAGATTATAGGTGATGTATCAAGGCAAGACACAACGATCAAAGTGGGTACAGATCTTTCCGGCTTAACCTATCCAAGGCTTCTCCATATTGGCTCTGAGACTATCCGAGCTAGTAGCGCCACAAGCTCAACAATCACAGCGACAAGAGCACAAGGAAACACCACAGCACAATTCCATACTTATGGTCTTGAGGGTTCTTTTGTTCCAGAAGTCACCACAGAGATCACAACCTTTAGAGGAAGAAGAGCCAAGCTTTTTATGGCCCATCAATATCCCGATGGAACAGTGAGTGATTATGTGGAAATCATTAATGGCTTTATTGAGCAAAGTCCGATTATTGAAGCCGGTGACTCAATAGCATTGTCGATCGTTCCGTTGACTGCCTTAATTGATACTGAACTCGCTGACAAGATCAACCAAACTCGACTTCTTCAAGGTTATCATTATTATGATGGCAATTATGGAAGCGCTATAGAGTACGCTCTTGGACTCAGTTATGATCCTATTCATGAAGAGCCGGCCCTTTATCCCGATACAAGTTCAACAATCACAGCGAACACATTCAACGCTATTATACTGTCGAACTATGGTTCAGAAGATTATTTGGCTGACTTCGATGCTTCCCTTCCAAGTGGTCCTGATCGTGATGAATACATTGGGAGTCATCCTCGCTATCCCAAATTAAAAAAGTATATCAATGTAAACTTAGCAACAGATGGAGTCTACCCAACAGCAACAGCTTATTCATTGAGCTTGAATGGTTATGTGGTCAATGCTGACAGCTCTCCAAGTACAGCTTTTACAGCTGGAGAAATCACAAATGCCGGCTTCTTCAACATTGCTATAAACAGATATGAACTAAAGCAACATGAGCTTGGAAACCAAGAAGTCAAGCAATGGCCAAAGGTGATCAATGATGTTTTGGCCAATGAAGGACCAAACTCAACTCAAGGCTTTAGTGGTGGCTTTGCTCAATGGCGGTTAAATGCTGATAACATCATCCGAGCAAGTAAATTAAGTAACTCACCTTTTGCCGGAAAGGTTGTTCTTTGGAATGGCTATAATGGCTTTATAAAGTTTAAAGAGCATATTGAAAACCAATACGGATCAGCTACTCCAAGAGCCTTCACAGCCAATGGAACGAATATCAATTATCCTCCAGGTATTGGCTTATATTATCCTCTTGATATTGGAGAGCAAGAAGATCCATTCTATCCCGATCAAGGTGACAAGTTTATTGAGGTGACAGCATCCACACAGCCAAGAACCGGCTTCTTTGGTCTTCGTGATCTTGCTAAAGCTTATTATCAAAACTATGAATCAAAGATCTTGATTGAAGGAACTCTTGGCCTACCAGCAACAGAGACAGCCGGTGAAACATATGATGTTATTGTCTTGTATTATGACCGACAAAGCGAAAGCACCAAGCGCCAAACTTTCCAAGTAACCCATGAAACAGCTGTTTCTTTTGGTGGTTCGACAGTTGGCCGACTCTTACACATTGCTGACTCCAACAGCTTCTCCAACAATGTCAGCTTTGCAGATTGGCAAGACTCAGAAAGAGTCCTAATCTTTAGAGGTAGCCAAGTCATTGAAGACAATGCTGGTCAAATCATGCTTAAGCTCTTAGAGAGTGGCGGCGGAAATGAAATCAATGGAGACTATGACCTTCTTGGGCTTGGTTTAAATATCTCAAGCTCTGACATTGATGAAGAAAGCTTCTTGGCTGTCGGTGCTTCTTGTCCTTTTGTTTTCACCGATCAGTTTGCCGGTGATGGCTCAAGCTTAAGAGACATCTTTGACAGCTTACTAAAACTAATGGGAGCTTGTCTTGTTATGAAGCGAGACGAGTCCACCGGTCGAAGCAGATTAAGCCTTCAACCTTTGGGAGCAGAGAGATCAGCTGATTCTTCACTGACCATTGAAGCCGGCGATTGGTTAGCTGATCAGCCTCCACATTGGGATATTTATGAAGATATAGTGACTCAAATCAAGTATGAGTTTGATTATTCAGCAGAGGAAGACAGCTACTTAAGCGAAGTAATCTTCAACAACCAAGAAGCGATCAATCGTTATGGTGGAGAGCGGAGCAAGATCACTCTTAGTCTTCCAGGAGTAAGCTCAAGAGACTTTGGGCGCAATGCTGGCGATAACTTTAATTTCTTTCTTCCAAGCTCATCAAGGATCTTCAATATACTCTCTAATCCATTAAGAGTTTGGAGAGGATCCATTGGCACAGGTTCAAGCGCTTTCTTAGATGTTGGCTCTTATGTGACAGTGAGCTCTCCACACTTGAGAGGATATGGCGATTCTTATGGAGTGACCAATGGTGTTGGTATGGTTCGCTCGATCAATCAAGAGCTTATGAGTGAAGGTTGTGAGATTGAACTTTTAACAACAGGTCTTGCTCCTGTTGCATGGAACGCCACAGCACAAGTCAGCTTTATCCCAACAAATACAAGTGTTCTTGTTGAAACAGATTCTTTTAGTAGAAGTGATGTCAATGATGTCAGTTTCTTCAAAGCTGGTGATATTGTTGACTACCTTCCACAAGGAGATCATGACAATGCAATCACAGGACTTGAGATTCAAAGTATCTCTTCAAACACTATCACTTTTACAAGCTCTCATGGTATTTCTACAATTAAAGGAACTTTAGAGCCAACGACTTATTCAAATGCAAGCGCTGATCATCAAGCGGATGCATATCTCGCTAATTCAAGCAACATTATCAACACAACAATCGAAGCGCAGGAGTTTTCATAATGCCAACGAAAGCAGAACTTGAGCAACAACTTGACGATCTAAAACATGATCTTAGACGCAGTGAGCGAGCATTGAATCAAGCTAGACTCGATTTAGAGCAACTCGACACAAATGCTTATACTCAGAGTCATACAACTCCAGCGTTGTCTCCACAGACAAGACAAGCTCTTGATCGTGCCTATGCTGAGTGGGAGCGCGTTGTCGTTGATCCTGATGCAAGAGTTGATACTTATTGCAAGAGTAGAGAGGGCGCAGGCTGGTCTTGGCAAGCTGACTATACAAAGAACGGACAATATGCTTGGTGTGGTTTTTTTGCTGCTTTCTGTCATACAGCTGTCAAGTTCCCAATTCGCCAAAAGATCTTCCCAAGCTGTTATCGACTTTATAAAAATTGGTCTAAGACATCGCGATCAATAGAGCATGGCAAGGTTGCTCCCGGTGATATTGTCGTTGTGTATAGTAGTAAGCGAGCGCTTCAAGGTGATCACATCACTCTTTGCATTGACAACTCAACTATCAATGAAGGGTACATCACGACCATTGAAGGAAATGCTCATGGAACTCTTGGTGATGGCGAGTATGGCGAAGGTGTAATCAAGCGCCAGCGTAAGTTCTCTGAGTTCGCTCATGTGTATCGCTTACTTGGAGAAGACTTTGATGAGTAATCCAACACTAACTGAAAAGATGGGTGGCAGGAAAGCGCTTGGCTTTTATGCTGCTCTTGCCTGTTGCTTCGTTCTCGCTTTGCTAGACAAAGCACACACTGAAGTTCTAGGATTGATTGATACACTATTCTTTATCTATGCCGGCGCGAATGTCATGGCCAAGCGTCAACCACAAATCAAGGAAACACAGGGGAAAACAAATGAGTAAACTTGGAGTTCAGAATCCTATTTCAGCCGGTCAATACATGGGCGGTTATTCAGCGACAGCAGTGGCAGATACAAATTGGCACACATTAACATCAAGCGACTTTGTTTGTCCGATTACTCAAACAGCTTTTGCTGATGGTCTTAAGTTTGCCTTTTTAGAAATCCGCAACGGAAGCACAACACTCGAAGCACATTATAAGCTTAGAGCTGCCGATGCTCCAACGGATGGAAAGACTAACACTGATGGAGTTGTTCCGATTCAAGGTGGCGGTTCGGCTGATATTCAAGGTCTTGCTGATGGACACTTGGTCACATCAATCGCTTATGCTAAAGCGGCCGCTGGTGATACCTTCACAATCACA